CGCCTTGATGATCGATGCCGTACTCGCACCCGGCGGCGTCAATCCCGATTTCGTCTCGGCGATTGAGGCGGGCGGTCCCTATGGCGCGGGCTGGCCCGCCCCGCTCATCGCCGCCGGCCCGGTGCGCGTCGTGCGCGCCGATATCGTGGGCAAAGGCCATGTCCGCGCCATCGTCGCCGGGGATGACGGCCGCTCGGTCAAGACCGTCGCGTTCCGTCAGGCAGAGAGTGCGCTCGGCCAGGCGCTGCTCGGCGCGCCGCGCGATCGGCGGCTGTGGGTCGCGGGTCGCGCGAAGATCGACGACTGGGGGTCGCGCCCCGCCGCCGAATTGCATCTGGAGGACGCCGCCTGGGTCGAATGAAGGGCGCCGTCACGATCGCCCTCCATTCGACGGTCGGGTAAGAAAACAGGGTTGACCGCGAGCGCGCCGCCGCCTAATGCGCCCTTCGCTTCGACGGCTCCTTCACGCAGCCTGACAAGAGGCCCCTTCGTCTAGCGGTTAGGACGCGGCCCTTTCACGGCTGAAACACGGGTTCGATTCCCGTAGGGGTCACCATATTGATTTATGGTCATTTATTTCGCGCCTCCTTCAATCCGTCCCCCTTTTAGGGAGAGTACGTCCCCCCTGGTGACGCGCTCGGCGGTTCCGCGCGCAATCATCAAGGCTCGTTTTCGTTTGGTGTAATGGCGCACCGTCTGCGGCGTCATGCCGACGATCGCGCCTATCTCGGCATCGTTCAAACCCAGCTCTGCAAGGTAGCAGGCCGCGTTCTTGCGCAGGCCGTGGAACGTCAGGTTCGCCACGCCGATCTTAGCCATCAGGTCGCGGATGCGCTCCTGCAAAGCTTTGGTCGAACTGAACGGCTTCCCGCTCCGGTCATAGAGCAGCGTCACCGATTTGCGCGGCACCTTAGCCAGCTCTGCCAGCCATAGCGGGTGCATAGGCACCGCCACGTCCGCCTTGTTCTTGCTCGCCGTGAATTCCATGAAAGAGCCATCGTGCCAGCCGTGCTGCATCCGAATCACGTCACCGATGCGCGCACCGCTGCAAAGCCCGGTGATGATCGCCAAGCGGGTCATGGGCGAAGCCTCAGCCAAAGCGCGCTCCAGCACCTCCGCAGGCCACGGCTCCCGCTCGCCCAGCTCAAAGCCTTTGACGCCCATGGCCGGATTGTCGCCCCGCCAATCGTTCTGCGCCGCGTAGCCCATGATCGTCTTGAAGACGTTGAGCCAGTTGTTCGCCTTGCCCGGCTTGTCCTGCATTTCGTCACGCATCTTGCGGACGTGGAAGGGGCGCACGCCCGCCACGCTGCGATGCCCGTGCTCTGCCGCGATCATGTCGAGATAGCGCGCATAGTTGGTACGGGTCGTGGCAGACGGGATGCGGCGATAATCAGAGCTTGCCCTGTATGCCTCCACAAGCGCCGCCAGCGTCCCTTTGCCGGGTCGGGCGCGCTCCCGTGCCCCCGCAGCTCGCTGATAGGCCGTAGCGAAGCCAGGATCGTCCAGAGCAGGCAAGCGGACATAGGTGTCTTTGCCGCCGACCTTGCGACGATAATAGAGCCGCCCGTGCTTCTCGCAGACGCCCTTCATTTGAAGTCGTCCCATGATGTATCCTCCGCCTCGCCCGGCTGTGCGAGATTGAACTGAGCGTCGATATAATGATCGAGCTGACGCCGCGCCCAAAGCAGCCGCCCGCCTTCGCGCACGGGCTGGGGATAAGCTTTGCCCTTCACCCGGTCGCGGAACGTAGAGGCCGACACTCCCATATAGAGCGCGGCCAAATCCTCGCCCATGCGTGCAGGCCAATTAGGCATCAAGGCGATGCGCTCAGCCTTCATCCAGCCGCCACCGTCAGCAGTTCGGTGCCTTCGCGCCGCCCAAGCTCTTTCACGCCAATGATGTTGTGTGGCCGCCCGTCATAAGAAACGCGGTCGAGCACCGTCACGCCGTCCAGCCAGCGCATACGGAAAAGCACCCGCTGTTCGGCCTGGACCGCAGCAGCGGCGAAGAACTCGCGCCCGCCTTCCTGCACAACTTGAGCAGGGACCGTCTGCCAATCTGCCCACGTCTCCACAGAGCTATAGCCGTCATCGACCAGCGTCATGCGCTGGAGCGTCACGGTGCGGTCGAGCGTCCCGGCCCTCATAGGTCGAGCACCCGGAGCGGCTGGATAAGGGCACGTTCGCCCTTCCCTGCCTCCAAGCTGTCCCGCTGATCGAACATGATCGCCACGCGGGTCAGCACCGCCATTTTGAGGCGCGGGGGCGCTTCATCAATGGCGACATAGGCGTCAGCATATTCCGCGACAGCATCGGACGCCGCAGCGATCATCAGGGCTATGGTCGCGTCATCACCGTCATGGGTTACGCGCAGGAACTGCTTTGCTTCCGCCAGGGTGACAATATCAGCCATTGGCCTGTTCTCCCTGATTCGCGGGGGCAGGACTACGGACGCCGGCGCCACGCTTGTTCCAGCCTTCAATCTGGCGCACCTCGTCAGCGTCGAGCACGCCCGCATCGAGCGCGATCTTGTGCGCTGCCCAGCGGGTTTCGGGATCACCGCGAAGGAAGCCCGACAGATCCAGCTCCAGCTCATAGGGGCCATTGGTCGGGAACACAGAGCGGGCAAACTCGGCTTCGATCTTGCGCGCCCAGGGGGCCAGGCAGAAGGTGGCAAACCAGCGGCCCGCCGTCTCGGAATTGGTGAAAGTGTTGTGTGAATAATCCTGCACGATCGGGGGCGGCACTTGGAATAGGCGACAGATTTCTTCCACGCCAAACTTGCGCGTCTCCAGCAGCTCGGCATCCTCAGGCGATATCTGCGCCGCCTTCCACGTCAGCCCGCCATCCAGAATAAGCGTGCTGCCCGCGTTCGCCGCGCCCTGGTGTCGGGCGGCGAAGGCTGCGCGCAGATCGGTGCGCTGGTCCGAAGTCAATGCCGCCGCGCTTTCGATCACGCCGCTAGGGGTCGCTGCATTGCCCAGGAACGCATTGGCATGGCTGTTCGCCGCCTGGACGCCCGCCACCGTCTCAGCAGCCCGTGACAGGCGCGAGCGCCCGATCAGGCCATCGTCAGTGCGATCGCGAAGGTGAAGCACCTCGCCCTCCAGCAAGCGCCGGGTGTTGCCTCTGCCATCCGACACGTCATAGGCAAGCCGCCCGCTCGATAGCTCGGCCACCGTCACCATGCCCCAAGGGATATAGCGAAAGCCTATAAGCTGCCCGTTGCCGCTGCGCACGATCTCGGAAAGGCCGTTGCCGGTGAGCAGCGCCGAAGCAATCCAGTGCTCCAGCCAATCGGGCCAGATCATGCCGGGGTTGACGCCTCCGCGCACGATCCTGCGCAGGGGGTGAGACATAGCCTCGACCCGGTTGCCGTCGCTGTCCACGCGGTAAACCAGCGCAGGCACATAGGCGAGCGCCGTGGCGATGGCATTGGTGCAGGCGAGCACGGTGGACAGGTTCTCAGCGCAGCGCGCCGACACGCCAGCCGCATAGCCGATGCCGGGCGCCAGCGCGGCCCAGGACGGATCGGCGGAATCATTGCGCTTTTCAAAGCCCGTGATGCGGGCGAACCAGTCTTTCAGGACCATGCGCCAGCCTCCGCGAGAATGAGGGACCGGCGACGGCGGTTTTGCTCATTATTGAGCGAAAGCCGGCTGCGAAGCGCCAGCTCTGTGTCGGGATAGGCAGGCCAGGATTGCACGACGCTGATCTCTTTCAGGCCGATCGTGCGCAAGGTCCGCTTCTCGCCCTGCCAGCTATCGCCACCCTTGGGCACGATGAAGCCGAAGGACATACCGCCCAGGTCGCCACGCTCGGCCAGCGCCAGCACGTCTCGCCCTGCCGCCGTTTCGGGAAGGTCGAGCGAGAAGGACAAGCCCCTGCTATCTTCCGACAGGCGCAGGGTGCCCGAACGGGTGCGCCCCAGCACCTTGCCCTGGTCATGGTCGAGCAACGCCAGCACATCGCCCGACAGGGCCGAACGGAAGGCGCCAGGCGCGATCGTCTCCGTGAAGGAACCGATGCGCGCCTCGCTGCCGAACAAGGCGGCATAGCCTTCCAGCTTGCGCCCAGCGGTGCGCAGCTCAGTGACCGCGCGCCGCTCAAGGGATGCCGCCACCAGCATTAGGCCGCCTCGTCCGTGACGATCGGGGCCGGGGTCGGCATCGCCTGCGTGCTCGTCGTTACGTCCTCGATGCTCACAAACGCCTTGGGGTGGCGCACCGCGCAATCCACGGTTGCCATCGCGCGGATTGCGACGTTGCCCTTGCTGTACGCCGTGCTCTCGAACGGGTTCACGAGAATGTCGATTTCCGACCAGATGCCGATCAGCAGTTCCGACCAGTCGCCATAGATCAGGCCATGTTCGGTGCCAGGCGACCCGCCGAGCGTCTTGGGCACCTGATTGGAGAAGGTCGTCGGCAAATTATGGAACACGGTCGAAACGCCAATCGGGCGGTTGGTGATATCCATCGCTAGAGCCGCGATCTTGCGGATTTCAGGGGTCGTCAGGATTGAGCGAGACGAGCCGATATTCTCGGCGTCAGCCTTCGCCACCGCCTCGGCAATGCCCTCAAAGATCGATGCAGGAGAGGTTACAGTCTGAATTCCGGTCGTCGCCAGCACGCCCTTGGGTTCATTTACACCACCACCACGCATTGCCGCACGGTCGATTGCCAAGGCCAGATTGCGAGCCAGCATCTGGCGTAGGAGGGCTTCCACGTCCGGCGAGGCCTGGAGCAGCATGTTGCGGCTATATTCCGACAGCGCACCCGCGTGCTTGGGGGCCAGGGTAATGCTGTCAAAGTCTGCGTCATCAGCCGTCAGCGCCGCATTTTCCGCGACCCAACCGACAGCCGGGCTATCAGTTTCGCGGGGGATCGACAGGTTGCCGGTCAGGCCAGAGAGCACGCGAGCGCCCAGGCCGCGAACAACGGACGATGCGACAAGAGCCGAAATATACTGATCGGGCCGGTGATCGGTGGGGACAATCTCGCCTCCCGTGGCAGTGGTGAGGACGCGGGTTTCAAAGCACTCGGTGGGGATGAACACGCCCTCGGCGGCGCGGCCTGCCCGCTTGGCAAGCTCACCCTGCATCTCGCGCTCAAAGCCCCAATCGACGGCAAGGCCAGCGGCCCCGGCAATGGCCCGGCTGATGCTGAATTTGGAACGGATTTCGCTGGTCAGCTTGCGATCGCCATTGATGGGGGTGCCCAGTTCGCGGCGTTCCTCTGCATCGATCATCTCAGCGCGCTGCAACTTCGCATTGACGTGCTCCAGCTCGGCAGCAGCAGCCTCAAAGCTACTATGGTCATCAGCCTTATCGGCTGCACTCATGCGAGCGACGATCGCCGCCCGCTGTTCGATCAAGTCACTCTTTTTCATAGCATTGCACTTTCAATCTGGCGGGGAGCCGAAGCCCCCCGCACGGTGAGGGCCGACGCTTCGCAGCGTGGGCAAAACGTCCCCATGGGGTGCACCCCTTCCACAGTGCCAGACGCGGCGGTGGATGCCTTGGGGAGAGGCAATATCGAGCTGCCTACGCCAACGATGCGGCTGTAGGACAGCGAATAGGATTTGTGCAGTGTCGCCCGATTGTGCCCCAATGAAGCACCATAAGATGCCGCTCCCCAGGCATCGGGCTTTTCGCTGTTGGCCGCACCGCGTCGGCCGCAGGAAGTGGGGAGCTGCCGAAGCATTACAGATCGCTGGGATCGACGTAGTTGCTGATTTCCTCATCGGTATAATGGGCGACCAGATCGCGCTCTTTCCCGATGCGGAAGGTCGTCACCTTACGGATGTCCACGCCGCTGAAAAGCACATGGTCCCACTGGTCGGGAGAGGGAACATCGCGAGCGAGCGCCACCGAGCCGCTGCCGATGTAGGTTTCGACATAGCAGATCGCCCGCTCATCGGGGTAATATTTGGCAATTTCGCCTATCTGGCACGCGATGTTTCCCGCTTTTTCGACGGTATAGCCATCATCCATCAGGCGTTTGAACAGGAACAGCGTCAACATTTCGTCAGGATCGAACATGCGAGCGCGGCCAGGAACTGTATTAGGCGCGCACGGATAGTTCCCCGCCGCGACATATTCATTAAAACGATCGCGGTTGATGCCCACCACGCGGCAGGCTACGGAAGTGCTGAGCTTTTTGACGGCCATAGCCTATCTCCTCTTGGTTCTTTCCGAGAGGTAGTACACCTATCGGAAAGATGCAAGAGCTTTTACGCGTTCACTGCATCGCAGGCGGATGCTGCGGAACCTCGTTTATCTGTCCCTCGTCCTCGACGTTGCCGCCTGCCGGGTCGTCTTCCTCGTCTGCGTCGTCGTCCTCGTCGTCATCTTGCAGCATGTTGCCATAGCGATCGCGGTCCATTGCTTCAGGACCGCCCCCCCTTGTGCCGCCCCCGCGTGTGCCATTCGATCCATGCGATATCGCCCTGGTCGTCGCCGTCATGAGCCTCCCGATCATTGCTATCTTCCAGATCGGGGTCGCCATCCATCAGGTCGAGCAGATCGATCGCTACCGACAGGAACGCCTCCAGCGTCTCGCGATCATTGCGCGCATAACGCAACAGGATGCGCTGCACGGCAGGCATAGGGGGCAGTTTGGCGGGGTGCGGAATTGTGGATGCGCGAGGGCGCGCGCCCGTGATAGGGGCGTGGATAGCCATGGTCGTCTCCCAAAAGACGGTTGGGGTTAGAGCCGGGGCAAGGGGCCTAATCCTTGCGTCGGCTCGTCTTTTCCAATATCGTTAAAGAATGAGCGACGCAATAAGCGATATTGAAAAATCCCGCCGGGGTCGTCCTCGCACGGATAGCACGCCCATCATGGTCCGCCTTCCCCCCGATGACCTCGAATTGCTCGACCTTTGGATTGCCGCGAACGATCCCGGCATAAGCCGCCCCGAAGCCATGCGACAAATCTTGCGACTCGTCGCCATCCGGTTGCCAAAGCCCTAAACCCACATAGGGCCGCCGCCTTTATAGGTTTGCGGCCCTTCGTCCCTATCGGCCAGCCCGCACGCCATGATGGCCGTCACGATGCCGTCGATCCGGTCCAGGCTTTTCGATTTCGTCGGCTTGCGATTGCCAGCCGGGTCCGTCTCCACGATCACGTTGCCCGCCTGCCAGCGCATCAGCGGGTTGCCATTGTGCTGCATTCGGCGATCCAGCACCGCGCGCTCGAACGCATCGACAGCGGGGGCGTAGCTTTTGAAACCGGGCACGAACTCGACCAGCGGCAGGTCTATGCCCTCGTCCGACAGCAGCTTGCCCAAGTCCTCAAAGCGCCAGCGATCAAAGGCGATGCCCTTCACGTCATAGGATTGCCGCACGTCCGCCAGCCGCCGCGCTATCGCAACGCGGTCGGTCGCCCGGCCCACGGTGCGCTCCATGAAACCGTCATCGGCCCAGCGGTCATAGGGCACTCGGTCCCGCTCCACGCGCTCGCCTATCGTGTCATGCGGCACCCAGTGCCAGGTGAGCAGCTTGCCATGATCGGGGAACCATAGCGAGAAGGCGCACAGATCGCGCGTGCTGGACAGGTCAAGCCCACCATAGCAAGCCTGCCCCTCCAGCTCGATCGGGTCGAAGGGGTCGCCGTTCGCATCCCAGTCGGCTTGTTCGATAAACCGGCCCTCAGCCGCAATCCGTTGGTTGAGATTGAGCAGACGGAAGGACGGCGCGAAGGATGGCGAACGCATTGCCCGCGCCGCCGCATCGGCAAACTGTTCTTCGTTGAGGAATGCGCCCAGCGCCGGGTTCGCCGCCTGCCACGCATCGCGATCGTCCAGCGCGCAATCATCTGGCGCGCTGTGCAGCTGCACATAGGTCGTCGGGTTCGGCTCCGCGTCCAGCATCTCGGAAAAGAAATGCAGATCGTCAGCCGCCTGCGTGCTGATCGTCACGCCCAGCGCCGATGCCCGCTTGCCCATGCCGGTTGCCAGATTGTCCCAAAGCTCGCGGGATCGCCACTGCGCTACCTCGTCGGCAATCCAGAATGACGGGGCCAAGCCATGCGCCTTTCGCGCGTCGGACGTGAGCGCGCGCCAAATGGATTGCGATTGCTCGTCAATAATTTCCTTGTGCCAATCCTTGATATTCACCCGCGCCGCCATCCATGGCACCGCCTCGATATAAGCCCGGCACATGCGGAACAGGACGCTTGCCTGCTCGCGGTCGAGCGCAGCAGCATAGCACTCGCCGTAGGGTTCCTGCATCGGCCCCAGGAGATGCGCCAGCGACAGGCCAGCCAGGATCGCGGATTTGCCATTGCCGCGCGCCACGCTCAGCGCAGCCAGCCGCACGCGCCGTTTGCCCAGGTCGTCAACGTCGCCATAGATCCCGCGCACGAACTGCTCCTGAAAGTCGAGCACTTCCATTTGCTCGCCGGCCAACAGGCCCGACACGATTGGCAGGGTCCGCAGGAACGCCAGCACCTGTTCGGCCTGCGGCATCCCGTCCTGTTCCCAAGGATGCGACACGATGGCGGGCGCAGCAGCAGCCGCCGCGCGAAGGCGACCAGCGCCAGGTCCACGCTTGCCCATTATTGGTTGCCTTTTGAAACTAATTGAGTCTGCGTGTTGGGCGTCGGTCTTTCGTTGTCAGCTCTCAGCGATTTTTCCGGCGCGACTTCCGTGTCTGCACCAGAAAACCGAACAACATCAGCCAGCTGACCGTTATGGTTAGGCTGAAGAGGACGGCCCACCCCGACGAAAGTGGGCCGAGCAGCTTGTGCACCGCCAGCGCCAGGATGAAGGGAGGGCCTGCTAACGCGATCCCGACCTTGGCGCTGACCCACAGGATCAAAACCATATTTCTCGCCAGATAATATAGGATCTGCAGAGCGTCTCTCATCCAGAGAACGTTGGCTCCAGGGGTGAGAAGGGTCAAGCGGGTTCCCATCGGGGTTGCACCCGCGCCTCGGCTTCGTGCTCTTGATTGCGCCTGCCTCAGTGCCGCGTGCGGTCTTCGCGCTGTGACAGCTAGGGCAGTATGAACTTAAGCCATCATGCCCAGGGAAGGGATGCCCGCCGTCGCTGATAGCAATGCGATGGTCCACGGTGTTAGCGGGGGTGAGCCTACCCATGGCTTTGCACCCCTCGCACTCAGGATAGAGCGAGAGGTGCGCTGCCCTGAGCCGCTTCCATGTCGTCGTGTTGTAGGGCCAATTAGCCATATGCCGGTCTCAGGTGTTGACTCATGTTCATCTCTCGTTAATTTCAGCCCCGTAACGGAGCGACCCAGGGGGAGAACGACTTGTCCCTCCCTCCAACTGCCCGGCGTTAATCTCGCCGGGCATCTTTTTTGATATCGCTCATCCTTTCCAGTTGCCGCGCCAAGCGTTGCAGCTCGCTCTCGATCTCGTGCCTGTTCTCAAAATAGCGTTCGGGGTTGCGCCAGTCGGGGGACAGCCTGCCGATCTCCTTGGCAAGCTGGCGAGCCGTGAAGGCGGGAGCGGTCATCAGTACCGCCTCCCGTCATCATCCCAGCCAATCAGGTTGCCGTTAGCGTCCAGGCCATCGTCAGCCTCTTGGGACACTGCCCTTATTCTATCCTCTGTCCCATGTGTCCCAATGTCCCAAGAGGGGGCAATTGGGGGGGCAGTTGGGACATTGGGACTGTTGGGACAGGTATATAAGCCGCGTCCCGTTTTCTCGATTTCGTCGGCGTGCGCCATGCGCGTCAGGCACTTGCGAGTAGCCTCGTAATTCTTACCCAAAAGATCGGAAATCTCCCGTGCTGTAAGGGGTTCCGAGTGACCCTTGAGTACGTTAAGGATTGCGTCGCGCTCGTTGGTCTTGCCCACTTCATGAGCCGCGCCAAGGATAACCCATGTCCCAATGTCCCGTTTAAACTCCAGGGCTGTCTCAACTTCCTCAACGTCTCTACCCCGGACATAGAGAACGGTCTTAGCTGTCCCAATGTCCCGTTTGAGAACCATAATGGTGTCCGCGGCGCCGGTCAGGCCGCGCGTGCCACTTACCGTATCAAAGGGGTCTTCTGCCTCCATCTTTCGGGTGTGATGCACCACCACGACAGCCAGGCGATGCCGGGTCGCAAAGGCGTGCAAGCCGGTCATGGTCCGATAATCCGCATCATAGAGCTGGTCGGTGCCCTTGGCAGGCGGCTTGATCTTGGCGAACACGTCCACGATCACAAGTCTTGGCTTTTCGACGCCTTGCGCCCACGCCTCCAACTCATCCAGACAGCCCTCGTCCAGCGTAGGCCATTCGGTCATGAAGGTGAGGCGCTGGGGTGCGATGTTGCGACCCATGACCTTGAGACGCGACTGGAGCCGCCGCTGGTTGTCCTCCAGCGCCAGATAAAGCACATCGCCCTGATCGCACTTGATCGACCCGAAAGCCGACCCTCCGCAGGCAACCGACACGCCCAGGTCAAGAGCAGTCCACGACTTGCCGATCTTGGGAGCGCCTGCGAACAACGTCAGGCCCTCCGCGACATATCCGGGCACGACATA